CAGCAATCAAATGATATTTATAATCAAAAAATGCTGCTTCTAATCGGTTATCTTTTAACTGATTTTTTAAACTATCTTTATTTATTGCGCTAGAAAAATTATTTGTTGTTAAGTTATCAAAACTTGTTGCTAAGTTGGTGGCAATATTACCGCTAAAAATACGAACATCGTATAAATTAGAAACAAACATAATTCCACCTTGTAATATGTCATTTTCTGGTATTCTAGCAATACTAAATCCGTCAATGCATCCAACGTTTGACGTTGTTTGTTTTACACTTGTTGTTAACCCTGACGTGTCCGCTAAATATATATGGTTTTCTGAAAAAACAACGATCTGATTATAATCTTCTATTAATCCAGTTAATGGGGAATTATCGTTCCCTACCCCCGACACGTCATAAACGCCTGACGTATTAAAAAAAACTTCTACCTCAAATTCTGTTACATACAAGTAATTAGGTCTATTTGCATTTACTGCACCTATTATTTTTTCATCTTTTACCGTTATAAACTGTGGTGTTGGACATGAACTGTTCGTACTCGGTATATTTGCACCAAGTGATCCATCGGCTGTATTGTCTTGATAACTTGTAGTGGTGTTATCGTTAATTGTTGTTAGTAGCTTTAATGTGCTACCCCCTGCCTCTGTACGGTATATTTTACGTGCTGTGCATGTTGCAATCCCTACCGGTAAATCAAGCTCAATGCTTTTACTTGATACGGTAATTGTATTTGACTTAGTTCCAAGTATAATTTCGACACCATCAATAACATATGTCATCGCATAATAGTAAGCTCCTGTTAATCCACCTGCGACAAGCAAGTCTTTGGCTGTTGGTGCGCCCATTTCCTTAACATAAGTACCATCATAAACCAATGGATAATCAAAGCCATTTGAGATAAATAATTTATCGTTTAGTATTCCGAACGTGCATTTTTTACCTGCTGTTAAACCTGTATAAATCGTAGTAGGGCTAGTTAAAAAGTCTTTAATGATTGAACCGCCTTGAACAATTATTTTTTCACTTTGAAATTGTCCTACTGAATCAATGTATCTAAAATCATAACCACCATCAATTTGATTGCTTCCTACGTTATATTCAACACTAGGGGCTTTTATTCTTTGACATCCTATGATGTTGTCATAGTTCATATTTTCAATATTGTAAAAATAATCCGGTGATACGAACTTTCGTCCTTTATCATCCCGTAGCCCTTTAGATTGATACGATTCTACAACAAAGCTCAAATTGTACTCCCTATATTATTAACTTCCCAATCATACGGTTGTCCAATCATACCGGCTTTCATTACATCGCCATAACCGGCTTCAATGTCATTTTTAGCTTGTCTATAAAAAGCTGATGCATCAATTTTGTATCTATCTGCTCTATTATAGTCATCAATTAATATTAAAAGCCTGTAAGCCACTAAATCAATTATAGGCTCAATATGTTCGTCTGGAATTTCCATTTCTTTAGCTAAATCAGTAGGTGATATGGTGTCATTAGCATCAACACTAATCTCAAAATGCTTTTTTCTGTAATGTAAAACAAAGTTATTATGAGTTACTGTATCGGCATCACTATGCTCTGTCGCTGTTGTTCCTTCAATGCCTCTAGTACATCCGGTAAATGTTGTTGACGTCTTAGCTGTATAGCGTATTTTTTCATTATTTATTGTTATGCGCCCATTTAAATCAGGAAAACTACTTGTTGAGGCCACTGTAATTGTTGTATCACTGTCACTAATTGCACCGTTAAGCGTGGTTGTCTGTGCTGAATTGTTGTTATCTGGGTAAATAGTTATTTCATTATTCCAAACATTAAAAAATCGTGGAATCCCTGGGTAAGTGTTATAGGGGAATTCAGTTGTTACGTAATTCAAATCTTTAAAGCTCATTGCATTTTTACGCCCATCACGCCATATATACGCTAACCTGTACGCCTCTGATCTTATGGCATCTGTTGGGCCTGTAACTACTCGGCTTGACGTATTAACAGGCGTACTGAATATATCCTCTATTCCTTTTGTGGTACTTGCGTATACATCCAAGGCATTTTTAAGTTGGCTAACTTTTCTTTTATTGCTGAATAAGCTACTGGTCGCTTTTGTGCTGTCTTCGTCGCTTATTGCTGTATTTATTCTATCTATAACGTCACTAACTAACATTAATTTTATGAAATTGAAGATTGATACCAAGCATCTATTTTTGCTTTTTCTTCATCGGTTGATTGTGATTCGTATTGATTATTTTTCTTTAAGGTTTCAATTTTATTTTTTAACTTTAATTTTGTTGCTGCAGTTATCTTGCTATAAGTGTCGGGTAGATTATCATAATCATTCCCAGCCTCGAGTACATTGGCATACAATTCTTTCAATTCCACGTTGCTTTTATTTTCTTCTAAACTCATTTTTTTTTATACTCCTTTTTTTTTAAATACTACCTAAATACTCAATAACAATTGAACTGTTTCTGTGATATTGAACGCCGTTGAAATTGTCATCGAAAGTACTATCATTTTTAGAAACTGTAGTTTTACATTTTATGTATTCATTAGCCGAAACATCAATTACGGTTACACATGTTGTTGTTGCGTATTTAGCAAAATTGTCATCTCTTGCGTAACCAAAGCTTCTTGTGCCGGGAAATTCTGTTTCAGTTGGCGTAATTGCGCTTGAGTGTTTTACCAATCTGCTGAAAAAATTCAACCTGTTATTATAGCTAATGTTAGCCCAATTGAGCGTGTATGAAACTTTATATTTTCCTGCCTTCAATAATCGAATACCTGTATTAGTCGAAGAGGACGGGGTGCTATAACTATATATATCTGTATTACTTACGGGTCTAGATCCAAAAACTGCAAAATAAGAAGTTGCTGTAGTGCCTGGTGTTTGATCGTCTGTGTTAAGACCATGAAAAAGATTTGCATTATTTCTCATATAGTAGCGATTACCAGATTCAAACTCTATACCGTCATCGATCACACTTGCGATAGTGTTTCCCCCAGCTTGCAACCTGACATATAATGCGCCATTTAAAAACAAAGTATTTAAATTTCCACTAAATTGATATTGTGATGTACTTGGCAAGTCGTAATGGCTCAAGTTCCATGTATCAGAAAATCTTGAATCTATTCTTAGCCTACCCAAGACAATTGACATGTCTTGATCTTCCTTTACCGTAATATCGCCATTTGTAGTAAGCTCATTTAAAGTAATATCTGTAGTTCCAGTTATCGTGTCTTGCTTTGTGTTTATTTCATTAGTGACAGCTTGATTTTCTACTGGGTTAGTTGAGGTTGTACTTAGCGTTGTATCAACTGTAAGACTAGAGCCACTAGCATTTAAGTCTATATTATTAGCATTTACCCAAATAGAGCCACTAGTTGAGCTAGTCAAAACTGTAGCAGTAGCTATAGCTACATTTGAGCCTGTTGGCTGTGTAGTTGTAAACCCACCATAACTGCTAGCACTTAAATATAAAGTATCATTTACAGAATAACTACTAGTATCAAAATTATCTAACCTCCCAAATCTTATAACTTTTCCGTCTCCTGATTTACCAATAGATTCAGTTGTAATACCTAAATAATCTTTAGCTGCTATAGTGCCATTGGCTAACATGTAACCTATTGATATTTTACCACTTACTATTCCAGATTTATAAACTGCGATCCCATTAGATAAAGCCCCTCCTGTTTGATTAGTTACATGTATTTCAGTGGTCTGACCTATTAGTATTTCACCAATATCATTTTTAAGCTCTAAAGTATCGTAAGAAGTATTATAATTAATATCACCTATATTTGTTAAACTATTAGAAGGCGCGCTTCTTAAATTTAATAAATCTACTGCTTCTATTTTTTTGTCGTTCGCATCTAAGTTACCGCCTAAAACTGGTGTTGTGTCTGCTTCTACACTTGTTATACCACCACTACTCACGTTATTTATTTGGGTTTGAATGTTACTAGTGACTCCATCTAAATATTGAAACTCTGTATTTGATATTGTACCATCCGCAATTTTTGTTGCGTCAATATTACTTGGCAATCTTGCTTCGGCAAGTGTACCACTTGATATGTTACTTGCGTTTGTTGTATCTATATTACTTACATTTCCCAAACCAACATCTGTTTTGCTTAAATTTAATGCGGTTTTAAATGTTGTATCAATGTCCAAGTCTTCTACATCACCAGACAATGCACTTGTTCGACCTTTAACAGTTCCAGTAGCAACGTGTGCCATTTTAGCATTAGTAACAGCCTCATTTGCTATTGTTAGTGCTTCTGATCCTGTAACATCACCCGTGTGAGTTGCATTAGTGACTTTTGCATTGTTAGTCGTAATGTCAGATTCCATCGTGTCTAGGTCTACTGCCTGACTGACTGTTATATGGCCAAGCTTAGTTTGTTCTGCACTCGTTATAGTTGTAGGCTTATTTTGTATATAAGCATCTGATCCTGAGTCAGTTTCAGTCCAATTTGCCTGCACATTGACTTCTGCGCCTGTTGCTATGCCAGTAAGCTTTGTTTTTTCTGAATCTGTAAATGCATTTGTATTAGTATTAGACTCATAAGCTGTTTTTATTTCACTTGCTGTTTGGTCTGCTGTAGCATTGTCCTCAATGCCTGATAACTTTGTTTGTTCCGTAGCTGTAAATATTTTTTTGTCAACTGTCTCAGCTACATCATCAAGGGTTAAAGCCCTAGTCTGTGATTGATTACTCGAATTCCCAATAAATACATTTCCGTCGTTCAAATTAGGAACATCATTGGTACGTCCAGCACCACCGACTTTAATACTTCCTACACTGGCATGACTTCTCATAACCTTGCCAATATTTTGTATAAGTGATGATTCCCCAGTAGGTTTAGTTGCTGTTAATGTACCAGTTGTTGATATATATAAAATATCTCCTTGGCTATACGATGACGTATCTAGCCCACTAAGTGTTCCAAACGTGACCACATTAACATTTGCATTTGCATTAACTGTTTCTGCAGCCAATCCAAAACAAGGCATTTTATTTACGTCGTCAGAATCGGCAATGGATACAACGGGCTGATTCCCTGTAAGATCATCACCTGATATATACACTGGGTCACCCTTGGTTAAGGCTTCCCCTGCCTTGGCTTTAAATATTGTTGCCCCACGCATATTGCCTATAAGTGTAGTAGCTGTAATTTCGCCCGTTATATCAATATCGCCTGTACCTGTAATATTATTCGAGTTTAAATCTAAATCTGCACCTAATTGTGGCGCAGTGTCTTCAACGATATTTTGCAAAAATCGCCCGTCTAAATCGACTGTGACGGTTGACGCATCATTTAATGTTAGTGTTAATACCCCATCACTTGTATTAAAACTAGCACTTGTTACATAAGTATTAGTATCGGGGATAACTGTATTATCTACATAGTCTTTAACCGCTGCACTTGTTGGAATTGTTGTATCGTTATCGTTATTAGAAATGCCCTCAGATTCAGTAACAATAGCACTCGATTTAAAATTATCAATTTCCAAATTAGAAACGGTTACAACATCTGCATCTATTGACGTGATAGTCGTTAAATATCGACCATCTAGGTCAACAATAATATTTCCATCTGTTTTAGTGAGCGTTAAAACTCCATTAGTAGTATTAAAACTTGCTGCTGTAATTTCTTGATTATCAATAGTTTCTTTTACAAGTTTTTCACTTGGTACATTCGCGTCTGATAATGGCGTACTCCAACCTGTGACGCTGGTTACATCAGGGTCAACTTTAACACTCATGACTGGTATATATGGATCATCATTTGTTCCACTCCCATTAACCTTGAATCTTTTAAAACCTTCATTTCCATCTAAAACGTTATAACTTGGCATAACTTTATGTATGGGAGGTGGCACTTGGCCACCACCCTAAAACCCATTAAGAAGCTGCGACAGCTACTACGTTTCCTGACAATACGAATGATGCTGAACCACCGCTTGTAGCAGTAGTTGCGATTCCAACGGAACCTGCACCTTCGGCAGTTGAACCAGAAACCCCACCATCTAATTTAAGACCAGTTCCTGCGTTCAATACTTCGGCATAGTCACCGGCTGCAAATGTATCAGTAGTCAATACAGTTACGATACCTTTGTAAGCAACCCATGCATAATAACCAGAAGTAACAGCAACTTGAGGCGCAACAACAGTAGCACCACTTGCAGTAGTTGCAGGGGCTTTTGTTGATACCTCAGCTCCAGCAGTGTTAACCGCTGATAACTGGTATGGCTGGTACTGAGTCAATGCACCATGTGCTTTAACGTACACATACTCTTTTTTAATTGCGTTAGTGTCTGAATTATCAACATATCGTGCGCCTAGCTCATATTTACGTGTGCTAGAGGGATTTGTTAAGTCATCAGTGTCAATTGAATTTACGTAAGACATTTAGTTTTCTCCTTTCAAAAAATATTAGGCTTGTAAGTTTTTAAATACGCCGTTGTAACGTCGCGCTCTACATACTAGATTGTAAGCCATGAAATGCTGTGAAGTGATGATTGCTTGGTTAGGAATACGTCCGTTAAAATCAACAGGAGCTTTCTTACCTTCAAAACCATACTTATATTTCAAAGCAAATGTTGGGCTAGACAATACATATAAGAAATTGTCAGATGTTGAACCATCGGCAGAACCGGGGCTGTAGTCATCTACATACCAGTCAATGTTTCTAAACTTGCATCCAGAAAATCCGGCTTTCAAATCGTCTTCACGTGCGAAACGTTGCTGAGACTGTTGAGAAGCTAAGAATTTGTCTTGTACAAATGAGTTAGAAATCATTACATCTGGAGCGTATGAACCAACTGCATCACCTGCACCTTGTCCACGTGCAATCAAAGTTCCAACAAGAGTATTCAAGTTAGCAAAATTAATTGTGTTAGTGGTTGAATCAATTTCGGTCAACCAAGTTGTTGAATCGTTTAAATCAGTGTTAGTAATACCACCATAAGCAGTTCCAGAGGCAGCCATTACATCCGCAAGTCCGTTGATTGCTTTACCGTTAGAATCTGCTCCGTTACCATGCAATGCTTGTGCATAGGTACGCTTCGCAGTTCCAGCAGCTAAATTAACCTTTTCCACTAAAAGTGATTTGATTGCATTAGCTGTGTCACCAGTTCTGGTAATGTCATCAAGAGTGATAGACACGTTGTAGTTTTGGTATTTGAAATCAAATTCTGCAAAACTTAATTGTTGAGAAGCTGATAAATCCAATAC